CTTTGCCTACATTTAAAGAAAATAAAACAAAAGGGTACACAACTTTTGGTGAGGATAACTTATACCCTCAAAAATTGATTGATTTATACAACAAAAGCCCTAAACATAACGCTATTGTAAACCAAAAATCGTCTTATATTGCTGGTGAATCATTTGAAATTTATGCAGATGACACGTTAAACAAGGCAAAAGCATTTGACAAGTTAAGAAATATCAATGCATTTGAAGATTACGAGTCGTTTAATACCAAGATTTCACAAGATTTTGAACTATTTGATGGCTATTATATTGAAGTTATTTGGAATAAAGCCAAAACAGAGATAGCAGAACTTTATCATTTGCCATTTCAGAATGTTAGATTAGGCAAAGATTGTGCGTATTACTCAGAAGATTGGTCAAATAGCCGTGAAGCCGTAATTGAATATCCTTTATTTAACCCTACAACAAGGGAAAATAAGCAAGTATATGCGTTTAAAATGTATCGTGCTGGTCAGGGAAAATACCCTTTGCCATCTTATATAGGTGCTTTAAAGTATATAGAGATAGACGTAGAGATAGGTAACTATTATTTGAGTAATATCAAAAACGGGTTTTTTGCACAGACAGTAATTCAAATGTTTAAGGGACAACCAACGCCCGAAGAAATGCGAATTGCCAAACGTAGGTTCAAAAAGAACTATCAAGGTGCAGAAGCTGAAGAAAGTGGTGGGTTAATCATTATGTATAATGAGCAGAACGAAAAACCCGCTGAAATTACCAACTTACAACCGTCTGACTTTGACAAACAATTTCAACAACTGAACGACCAAGTTCAGGAAGAAATCTTTGTAGGTCACCGAGTAAGCACACCCGTTATTTTTGGAATAGCAACACCTGGAACATTAGGTCAGCGTAATGAGATTATAGAAGGTTACGAGTTGTTCCAAACTTCTTACATTGAACCACGCCAAAAAATAAAAGATTCCTCTTTTAATGTGGTATTTCAATATATGGCTGACGCTAAAATAAAAACTACTAACAAGCCACCAATTGGACAAGATTATATTGTACTATTTGAAAAAGGTATTCTTGACAAAAATGAAGTTCGCAAAGAATTAGGTTTTGCCATTGTAGAAGAAGTTGCAATGTCTAAAAAGCAAAGCGACCAAGATGTTTTAAATTTATTTGCTGAGTGTGGGGTGTCAAAGAATGACTATGAACTTTGTAAGTTTGAATTTGCAACTGCAAGTGAAACTGCCATTCTACAAATCTTAAATGCAAACGATGGTATAACAGTAGGCGAAATTGCAAAGTACGTTAACATCGACGCACAAAAGGTAATGGATGCAATCACTCAAATGATTGACGATGGCTTAATTAATTCAGACAATGGCAAACTTTCAACTTCAACAAAAGGTACACGTGAACTTTCTAAATCAGTAGACACTCAAATCGAGTTAAGATACGAGTATGGTTTAGACGCTGCCTTTACTGGTGAACCTGAATTGATAGATACAAGTCGTGACTTTTGTAGACAATTGATAGGGTTAAATAGATATTACACACGTACAGAAATAGACACGATTTCAAGCCGTGTAGATAGAGACGTTTGGAAGGAACGTGGTGGGTGGTACACTATACCTGACACCGACGTACACATTAACCATTGCCGTCACGCTTGGAATAGTAAATTAGTTAGAAAGAAATTATGACAAACTTTGTTTATTTAATCAGCACTACTTATCTGAAAGATAATAGCCCCATCAACGAAAATGTTGATGATAAATTACTAAAATCTGCTATCAAAGAATCACAAGAAATTTATATTCGTGATATCATTGGAAGTGGGTTATACAATGAATTGCAAACACAAGCGTTTGCTGGTACATTATCGGCTAATAATACTAATCTTTTAGACACTTATATTGCACCTTGCTTAAAGTACTACACATTGACCGAATCAATGCTACCTATGACCTTTAAAATGCTAAATAAGAGTGTTGCAAGTCGTAATAGCGAGAACGCTACACCAGTTACTATTGACGAAATGACAATGATTGAACGTAGGTATAGAGACAAAGCTGAGTACTACGCAAATAGGTTACGTGATTATTTATTAGCGAATACCAATATATTTCCATTATTTTTGAATAGTGGTGCAACAAGCGACACCATTTTCCCTCAGGACGTTCAAGTTTTCGGGGGCATTTATTTACCTGACAATGACTGCGAAGAAAGATACTATTTTATCCGACCATAACGGCAAAGTAAGACAAAAAAACGAAGCCAAACTTTTAAAATTTATCAATGACTCTAAACCAAATAATCAAACAAGTCCAAACGGCAGCAGAAAGCCACCAGCAAATAAATAAATTTGTTTGTGGCGAGAATGCAATGGCAGAAGAAGAAGTAAAATTCTATCCTTTAGTGTGGCTTGTGCCTAACGGTTTTGATTTTGATTCTGAAGGCAAAACGGTAACCTATCAATTTTTATTGATGGTCATTGACCGACATTTTGAAAGTCAATCCAATTTAATAGAAATTTTAAGCGATACGGCTTTAATTTTACAAGACATTATTACATTATTAAAAAGAAATTCTTATGAAGAATCCATTGGATGGTCAACCAACGCAAAAGCAGAACCTTTCATCGACGGCAAAACTGATGTCATTGCTGGGTACGGGCTTGAAATTAGTTGTGTTGTGCCTTATCTTGAAAGCTATTGTGACATTCCTATGTGATGTGGATGGTGGTTCTAATATTCCCCGTAGCTTTGTTGATACTACTTACAAGGTGGTCTACAAAGAAAAAATTAAAACTATCCACACGCAAAAAATCAAAATAGAAAAAAGATATGACACGTTATTTATGTATTTTCTTGATAGTCCTTACTCAACCAAACTACTCGATAGCACAATCAATATCCATCGACTCATCGACGCTAAAGAACGCAAACTACTATCTAATTAAAGGGGCAAAAGCACGTGAATTAAATTTGATTTATCAAAAACGCATTGCGACAGATAGCACTTTAATTGAATTACAAGATAGTTTAATAAGTGATTTGGAATTTGTGATTTGTGAAATTGACCAAGAACAAAAATCTTTAAAAAAATACTCAATTTATGCCACTATTTATTCAATAATTGTGACGCTATTTTTATGCAAGACATTATAAAAAAATATTTACAAGAATTTCCTGACTATCCAAAAAGGACATTGGCAAAAAAGATAATAGAAGAAAATCCTGAACTTGGGAATATAGAAAAGGTAAGATGTGCTATAAAATATTATATGGGTGCAGCTGGAGAAAAAAACAAGATTTTGATAAAAGACAAATCAATGATACAAGAAAAAAGCACAATTGCTGATGGTTTAAGAAAGTTAAAAATAATAACTAAAGCCGAGCAAATGAAAAACGTTGTTCTAAGCGAAGGACGTTATTTAATTCTATCAGATGTACATATACCATACCACGACGAAGAAAGTCTTTCTACGGCTTTACAATGGGGTTTAGATAATAATATCGACACTATTATATTGAACGGTGATATTATGGATTGCTATCCCGTATCTTCATTCATAAAAGATGTGGCTATGCCAACGCTTCGTGAAGAAATAGAAATGACTATAGCATTTTTTGCATATGTTCGTGACCTATTCCCTACACAACCTATTTATTATAAGTTAGGTAACCACGAAGAAAGAATAAAAAACTTTATTTTACGTAGTGCAAGGGAATTTGCAGATGTTGAAAGTTTAAAAATAGAACATCTTTTGCATTTAGATGAGTATAAAATCAATTTAGTACATAGGGAAATAATAAAGTTAGGCAAATTAAATGTATTGCACGGTCACGAAATGGGCGAAAGTGTATTTTCACCAGTTAACCCAGCACGTGGAATGTTTTTAAAAGCGAAATCTAATATGTTATTTGGTCACAACCACCAAGTTTCACACCATTCAGAAAATAATATAAATGGTGAAAATACGGGCGTATGGTCTACGGGTTGTTTATGTACTTTATCGCCTGACTACCGACCTTTTGCTTATACTAAATGGTCGCACGGTTTTGCTTGTGTAGATGTAAACCAAGACGATACATTCCACGTTAATAATATGAGAATCATTAACGGCAAAATAGTATGAGTAATATTAACCCACTCCACTACAAAGGTGAAATCGAATGCATCGACGCTATCAAAAGCACAATGTCTCAAGAATCTTTTAAGGGATATTTAAAAGGCAATGTAATAAAATATATTTGGAGATACGAAAGGAAAAACGGACACGAAGATTTATTAAAGGCACAATGGTATTTAAACAAGCTAATCAATGAAACTAAAACAAATAATCTTTAACGACTACTATAAAGATGTAGTACCCAAAAAACAAATATACTTGCACCACACGGCTGGTACTGGCAAAGGCGATAATGTCTTTGCGATTTGGGAAAATGACAAAATCGGTAAAATTGGGACGTGTGTAGTTATTGGACGTGATGGCACTATTTATCAGGGCTTTAAGTCTGAGCATTGGGCTTATCACTTAGGGCTAACAAGCGCACCTTTTAAAGCAAATGGACTACCATTTATGCACTTAGATAAAATTTCAATAGGTATTGAAATAGTTAACTGGGGTTACTTGGTAAAAAAAGGGGATAAATTTTATAGCTATGTAAATTCAGAAGTTCCAAGTGACCAAGTGTGCGAACTTGCAACACCTTACAAAGGTCAAAAGTACTGGCAAAACTACACAGATGAACAAATTGAATCGGTGGTGGAGTTGTTAAAACTTTGGAAAACTAAATACGGAATTGATTTAACTTATAACGAAGATATTTGGGATGTAACTAAACGTGCGTTAAGTGGTTCAAATGGTGTTTTTACGCATAATAGCGTACGCAAAGACAAAGCTGATGTTTACCCACACCCTAAACTAATTGAAGCCTTAAAGACGTTATGAAGAAAGTTGATTTATCTGACATTGGCGTAAAGAAATCATTATTTGATGACTTAAAAACCCCTGACATTAACGGTATTATCGTTAATTGGGGCAATGATTTAATTACTGCCTTACGTGATAAATTAGCAAAGAACAAATCGAATGCAAGTGGTTCACTTTCTGCTGACATTAAGCCCGTTATTCGTGCAAGTGCAAAGGGAGTGAACTACATAGTGATAATGAACGACTACTATATTAACGTCGAAGAAGGTCAACAAGCTAAACAAGTAGCATATAAGGACATCTTGCAATGGATGAAGGAGAAACGACGTTATGGCGTGTTTAAATCGGCTTTCAATAAAGGTATAGAAAGTGTTATAGCAAAGGTAATTGTAAAAAATATAGGTCAAACTGGTACAAAAGCACGTCCTTTTATTGCACCTACCTTAAATCAAAAGCGTTTAGATACGTTGTCTCAGTCAATCGCTGACCACTTAGCACAAAAAATATTTACATAATTTGTAAAATAAATTTGCAATATTAAAAACTTTTTGTATTTTTGTTCTATGGAAATACAAGAAGTAATTAATCAAATCAAATTAAACAAGCGTCACGGCATCGTTTCAAAGGTCGCTGCACGTACTGGCATCTCTATGCCTACGGTTAGGAAATATCTCAATGGTGATGTAATCCAACCTAAAGCCCTTATCGTTTTAAATACTGCACTTCAAATCATTAAGGAGGATAAAAGATGTATGTAGTTTTTTCACTTGCTAAATGTCATTTTTGCGATGGCGATTACGATTTTGAATACGATGCTGAGATTATCGAGCAATTAATTATTGACGAATACCCTGAAGACTTAATCCCTTATACATTTGTTAGCCACGATGAAGACGGGTTAAGAGATGAAGCGATTGACTGGCATTTATTTGAGGATATGGGAAATAGAAGATTAAGTCAAATTTTATTAGAACTACAAAAAGAAAACAAGATATGAAAGAACTATTTTTATCAGTAAGTAATTTTCAGGCGGAATGCCCGACAATTAAAAAGGATGCTGCTAACCCATTTTTTAAAGGGTCAAAGTATGCAACGTTACCACACATTTTATCTATCATCACACCTATTCTTAAAAAGAATGGTTTAGTATTAATGCAACCAGTTATAAATACTTGTGTTGTGACTAAACTTATTCACATAGACACGGGGCAAATGATTGAAAGTGTTTATGACATTCTATGCAAAGATGCAACCAACCCACAACAACTTGGGTCAGGTGTGACGTATGCTCGTCGTTATTCTTTGAGTAGTCTTTTGGGCTTAAACATTGACGATGGTTCGGATGATGATGGCAATATTGCTACTGGTAATAACGGGACATCTAAAGCAATTGCAAAAGAAGAACTAACACCTAACCATCCAAC